TGGTGTTCGATGTTGAGCAACGGAGAGTCCAAGGCGATCCACACCACAGGTTAATATGGTTGCTACCTCGCGTTAGGATAACAGACCCTTTATGGATATGTGTCTATACGGGATGGTATGAAACCATGTTGAAGAGGAAAACTGTGTGTGTGGATGGCGTTAAGACTCTCTGGGACCCAATATCGGATCAACTGTCCGTTGGTCTTGAAGGATCCGATTACTCTGTCACGTTGACAGGTAAGTTATTTCAGGCCATACAAACACGCCTTACTTTTAAGGACAGTAAGCCATTTGTATCCGATGTCGAGCGCATGTTGAAAGACACCAAGCACACAAACTATGTTATGGACGCACCAATATTGTTTGAGATTTTACCCAAGACAATAGTGCAACGCCCTAACGTAGTTCGTACCGGTAATTTTTCGACATGTTTTGCCGCTTTACCACAGCGGAATCGCTCAGCGACTGAGGATACAAACAACCCTGCTGTCATTACGACAACACCCCTTATATCCAGCCCAGCTTTGTACGCATCGCGCGGACGGAATGCTGATAATGCTGTATACGAGGGGCGTATAGAAGCTGTGCGTAACAAAGTCAAGATGACCAAACGTTACAAGGAGCTAGCAGACGTGTTTGTTAGGTTAGTTATACCGGATGAGATGGTTGGGAAGGGTGTGCCTTATTCTACCAATGAGGTTGGTGTTATGCAAGATAAGCCAGCACAACAGGGGCGGTTTAAACAAGCCGCACCAGTTATGTCTAGTGAACTTATTAATAAGATCAAGTGTTTTATTAAGGGTGAACCTTATCGTAGTGCAAAGATGCCACGTAACATCGCTACTATGTCCCCAGAGGTGACGATACGATCATCTGCTTTCAGTTTAGCAATTGCTGATGTACTGAAACAGAGTCCATGGTATTGTCCAGGAAAGACCCCGTCACGTATTGCAGAGCGGTTAGCCGAAGTCTGTAATATGGAGCCGGAGGAGGACCTAGAGGAGGGAGACTACACATGTCTTGATGGAACGCAGAGTGAGGACTTACATTATCACCTAACAAGGGCGATGTATTTCCGTTACTTTGCTGTGGAATACCACTTTGAACTTAAAACTATTTTCAAGGCGGTGTATGAGAAATATGGGATGAGTGCCGATGGTGTCAGAATGCTCTTGGAGTTTATGATACGTAGCGGATGTTCCTTTACAACTCATGCTGGTTCCATGATCAATGCATTTGTAGTGTTCTGCGCTCTAATTAAGATGGGATATAGTGTGATGGGATCGTGGGCTCGGATCGGCGCCATATTTGGTGACGACAGTTTGAACGCCAATCACCGGGGTAGTTTTAGGCTCAACGTTGAGGTTGTTGCGAAGGAATTGGGACTACTTTATAAGTCGGTACTGAGGCCACGTGGTGAACCTGTGTTATTTTTAGGTAGGTATTTTATCGACCCTCTTACTACTAGTGACTCGTTTGCGGATCCGATGAGGACAATTTCAAAGTTGCACCTCACCGGGAACAAGCAAGTATCACCAGCACAAGGAGCGGCCAATAAAGCACATGGATATCTGGCAACGGATAAACTAACACCTATTATTGGCACATGGGCTAAACGTGTCCTTAGCATAACCGGCTTAGGTTTTCGCAATGGCACCGGTGAAGAGCAGTATAAGTGCTCAAACGCTTGGCCGCAGAAAGATGCAGTGGCAATTAAGGAGGCCATGGCAAGCGTTTTGGGCATTTCTACCGCTGAGTTACATAATCATGATTTGGAAGTTGAGGGGGTGACTGGCCTTGACCAGTTCCCTGTCGTGCTGGACGCCGACTACTGTCATACACAATTGGCAGTGGTCGACGGTCAGCTCGTGGGAGATGGTACGGGCCATCATCAACTCAACACTCCGAATAATGAACGACCAGCACCGAGAACTACGCAGCTTCTTCACGGAGAGCGTGAAGGATCTAATGATGTCCTTCGTCAGTTACTGCAACTCTACGAGCGAGGAGATTGGCCACGACATCGAGGCCAAACGTCAACTCGTCGTAGTGCTGCGGTTCCTGGTGGAGGATTTCAGCGATGTCGTGGAGGCAGCCGCGGCCCTGGTAGAGTGCGAACTCAAACAGGACGTGGACAGGGAGGCCCCCGCCCCGGGCGGGCAGCCTCCAGTGTGACCCGAGATTAGTGCGTGGCACTAGTCCT